CTGCTTCGTCGCCTGCGGCTGAAAAACCGAAATCTCGCCTGTCTGCTGGTCGCCATCATGTTCGACCGTAATATCAACGCCGCTACGGTTCCTGGTTGTGGTAATCTGCTGAATGGACGCACTACCAGTAATCACAACGTCGCCCTGCTCACCAAAACCAACACTCGTTCCACTTGCCCGTTCGTACTCAAGAGTGACCATCGCTTTGTTACGGTCCTGGGTAATGCGCACAGACTGACGGCGAAGAAAAATCTCAACACCATCAATTGTTAAAGTGGAATCGCTGGCTGGCATGCCCGTAGCGGCCAACGCCTCTGACAGAATTCCATCCGCTGTTGTTGAAGTCAGACCCGTAACATGCGCCACGCGGGTAATGGATTGCCATTTTCCATCTTCTCGGACGCCGCCGATATCTTCGAGATGATCGATTTGTGCTGTCGCCATTATGCTGCCCTGGCAATAAAGCTATTCTTTTCGATCCTCGATAGCAACTCGTTAGTTCTATCGATCTGTTTCGATTCGATTTGTTGTGGTTTCCCTTTAGCGCCGACCCGATCAAGCGCCTCAGTAGTCGCGATTGGTGTCTCACGTTGGGAACGGAGAATATCTCGTGCCTCGGTAAGTCCTATCTGCTGGAATTGTCCCTTCATTCCTTCTATATCATTCAGTCTCTTTTGTGCGTCCTCAGTAGCTCGTACATAGACCTCCCAATTGATTGCTCCAGCCTCCAACAATTCATCCAGACGTTCAAACTCAGACCTGATTTTTTCAAGTGGTGTACGAGTAGCCTCAAACAACGCCCCACCTTCGGCCTTCATTTTTTCGCCGATTTCAAAATTCGCGATCTCATCGAGCTTGCCAAGTAAATCATCTAATTGATTCGTAGTCGCACCAAGCCCTACAAACTTATCAATCAGTTGTTCATTATCTGTTTTGCCAAGACTAGACAACTTCGCATCAATAGTATCGATGATGGAACTTATTTCTTCTCTTTGTCTCGTCAGTCCGGTTGCATCAGCAATCTCAAGATCGATATTATCCACACCTCGCGCATATTCCTTCAATGTAATTGCACCGGAACTCAAAGCAAAATCCAGTTTCATCAGGTCTTTTTGCGCTTTGTCGAAGTCAAATCCTGCATTCTTTACTTCAATCAAATCCTTAACTGAACTCTGCACAATTTCACGGAAAGTCTTTCCGCTTTTTTCCAACTCGGCAATATGTTCTACGCCACCAAACAAAGGTACTGCGTTTGACGGGAAATCAAGGTCGGCCAATCGAGTCATCGATTCAACAGCATCATCCGCCGACAAAGCAATATCATCCAATTCCGATGTAATTTTTCCAAGCGACTCACTCAAAAAAGCAGCCACACCTGGATCGGCAGTTTTTCCAAGATCGGATAATTTTTCATCGATGTCATCGATGGTGGAATTTATTTTTTCTTTTCGTTTTTCAAGCCCATCTGCACCAGCAATAACAAGCTGGACATTTTCGACAGCTTGTGCGTATTCTTGCCAGGTAATAATCCCAACACTTAAAGCAACCTTCAACTTATTCAAATCTTCTTGCGATTTTTTGAAGGCCGTAAATTCGCCTACTGAAAACATATCCCTGGCGTCTACAGTCTTAATGGATTTTCCAACCTTATCAGTCGATTCGGAAAGGCCCTCCATTTCAGTAACGATTTTGTTGATTGTATCATCTGTATCGCCAAGTGACTGATTCAATAAAGCAACCGTACCGATAGCCGCAGCAATACCAGCCGCAAGCTGCGCCCATCCCTTGGGACCACTTAACGCTTGAAGAGTAATAAATGATGTTCGCAAAACATCAAGTGTTTTCTTTAACGACAACATGATGCCAATAACTTTTCCGGTAATAAAGAAAACCGACGTAAATGAAGCTGCAATCGCACCAATTCGTAACACAAAGGAAGAAATAGAATTGTCACCAAGTCGCACAAACAATGCTGTAAAATTGGTAACAAACTCCGTGATTTTTGTAATAATTGGTGCAAATGCAATAGCAAGATGCGTAGTCAACGCCTCGAAAGCAGACTTCATCTTTGTTATCGAATCGTTGGCCTTCTCTATTTTCGCAGCATCAACCCGGCTATATACCAGGTTCAGTTTTTCAGCCTCTTTTTTAGCCTCAAGCAGGCCAGCACGACCAAGTTCAAGTGTATTGAGCAGTTCTCGACCGCTTCCACCGAAAATCTTCTGTGCAATCGCTGCGCGTTCCGAAGCCGTCCCAACCTGCTTTAATGCTTCCGCAACCTCAACAAAAGCTTCGCTTGGAAGCATCTGACTTAATTTTTCAGCCGATAAACCAAGCGCATCAAATGCTGGTCCAGTACGCTTGGCAACCCCGCTGGCGACCCCGCCAATAGACTTGGCCATCGCTTCAAGCCCTGCCCTCAATCCGTCAGCACTCGATCCCGCAAGGCTGGCAGCATGACCAAGGCCAGTAATGTTTTCAATCGAATCGCCAAGCCGATCCGATACTTTGGCTGCACGATCAACATCATCCATGGCCCGTGAGAAACTCGAAAATGCAAGGGTCGATGCAGCGATCGCCGCGCCAATGCCAAGGAATTTATTAACCATCGAATTAACAGAACCGCCGACCGATCCCATGACCTTTTGCGACCCCTTCATTCCCTGATCGAATTGAGAAGTCTGGGCACTTAGTTTGACAGCGAGATTGCCAATTGTGGTAGCCATCGGTCAAGCCTCATGCTCGCTGGAAATTGCTCGATTATGTTCGCGTGCGAATGCGAACAGCATTGACTTCATATCATCAGGCGACTGGCGATTCTTCGTTGATGACATATTAAACTTCAGCATAAATCGATCAAGTTGATACGCCGCTTTATTTTTGCCACGAAACACATTGGCAATTGTGCAGGCAATCATCGCAGCGCGCATGTCATCTCGAACCTCGCCAAACGGTTCAATCTGTCCGAACGCCTGCCATTGGGCAAACTCCCGCGAATCAATTTCATTCTGCGCCCGTCGAACCGACATGCCAAGCGCAAGTGCCAGGCGAAACCAGGCTATGCGTTCGGGGCGCCTTCGGAGTTTCCCAACAATTCGTCCACAGACTCGTCGCCAAGTCCGTTCAATTCCTGCGCCTTTTGAAAAATACGTTCGATAGCCTTAGCAGATTTCCTCTGCAGCGCCTCAACATCGCCCGCAGCAAACAGCAACTTGCCAGATTCATCAACCGCCGTAAGCGTAACTAATCGTGCCTTTAGCCCACGAATATCTAGCCTGCCGTTTTTGCGAGCATCGCCAATGGACGCCTCAAATTCATCTCGTTCCCATCCAGACATCGTGCGCACAAAAACCGATCCGTTCCACTCAGGTATTTTGACCTGTTCGGTTTTCAAGTCGTTAGACTGAAGAATCGAATCTCTTGTTAGAGCGTCAGACATGGTTTTTCCTTATTTAATCAAGATGGTCCAGCAGTAGTAATCGCACCACTGAACTTGACCGTGATCCCAGACTTCATCGAATCTTCAAGCGGCACACTAAAGCCAACATCAGTCACGAATCCACTGGCAGCGAAAGTACCTCCGTTGGTTGTGTGCGTGGTTGATATTGGGAAAGTAATAGTGATCGTCTCTGCGGCTCCGCTAAACGGCGGATATTTTGCGGGATCATGAAAAATCTCCAAGTCGAGCGAACCCGGATCATAAAGGTCGCCACGCAGAAAAGTATGCGCGCTCGTAGTTCCAAGGTGCGAACTGGGGATCGCAACCCTGGTAATACCGCTTACATCCATGCTCACAATTTGTGCCGTAAAGCTGGATGTTGCGAAAGCAATTGTTGCCCCTGTTCCGATATCCATATTTCATCCTTTCAAACAAAAGTGCCTGTAACAGTCTCTTCATACCAAACTACAAAATCCATTGTGACCCTATGTTTAGACGTACCACTTGAATCAGTAAACGCCTCGATGTCGTCATTATCATTATCCAGAAACACACCACGAACAAACACAGT